TGCGTATGACTATCGTACAGCCGCGTATCGACAACCTCAGCGAGTACGAGTTATCTGTTAGCGAGCTGATGCAGTGGACTGACGAGACGCTGAGACCAGCAGCCAAAGCAGCATACGACGGCAAAGGCCCGCAGCATCCGGGCGAGTGGTGCCAGTTCTGCAAGGTAAAGAGCAGCTGCCGTGCTTTGGCTAATCAGTGTACGCAGATGGCCGAGGACTACGAGGGCAAGATACTGACCGCTGAGGAACTGGCCAAAGATGTACTGCCGAGGCTGGCAACCGTGAAAACGTGGCTGGCAGGTATCGAGGACTACGCGTTACAGCAGGCGTTAGCAGGTGTAGAGCTGCCGGGCTGGAAGCTGGTAGAGGGCAGAAGCGTGCGGAAGATTACCGACCAAGACGGAGCCGCAGCCGCGCTTAATAAAGCCGGTTACAAGACCACGGAGATATACAAGCCGCAGGAACTGAAAACCATTACCGAGCTGGAGAAGCTGGCCGGAAAGAAGCAGTTTAACGCTATCTGTGGGGAGTTTATAGAGAAGCCGCAGGGCAAACCGACACTGGCACCCGAAAGCGACAAGCGCACGGCAATTAACCCTATGTTAGACGATTTCAAGAATATAGAATAATGGAGTTTGTAACGAATAACAACGGCATCCGCTTTCTGATATGCTGCGCAAGCTGCGAAAACCGAGTTTTGGAGGTGACGGGCAGCAGGTGCGGGTTAGTAAGGGGCAAGCCAAAACCCGGAAAGCAATGTACAGCGTATCGCTTTCGCCAGTCACTAATGGACGCAGGAAAAGAGAAAGGCAGGATTAAGAAACCCGATTATTTCCGCTTTCTGCTGGAGTGGCGAGAGCGTGAAAAGGCGAGTAACGGCAAAGTACCACCCGCCGGGCTGACACAGATACGCAGCGAGTACGAAAAGATGTATGGCAGTATCTATTTAACCCCGTGAGTTATGCAGGCTTTATTTGATTTCGTAATGTACCACCCGTTTTGGGCTTTGTATTTGGCTATCCTGCTGGGCATAGCGATACACGGATTTAGAAGTAACAATACAGTAAATAACACGGCCCGGCGTATTCCGGGAGACGATAAAAGTTTTAACGAAAATGGAAAACGTAAAACAGAAAATGGCAGAGCTTTGCGAGGCAGTAGCAGCCAAAGGAGGTAACGTAATTATTATCGGTGACGTAAAGGACACCGAGTTTCAAACACTAATCTGCCAAATGCAGGGAAAAGGCCGCGCGTTGGCTATGGATATGGCGCGTATAGCGCACCGAAAGGATGGCGAGCCTATCCGCGGCATTATGGAGGCGGCTAATATGATGCTGGAGATTACCGAAAAGGTAACAGAGGTAGCAGCCGCCGACACAGAAGTTACCAACGAGACAACAGAAGAAGAATAACCCCTTAAAATTTTTAAGTTATGATTACACCGCAAGTAAAGGACACAAAGGTAGTTTTCGGCCCGTGCCGACTGAGCTACACCCACGTTTTCAACAAGTACGCGCCCGATGGTGACACCAGCAACGGCAAGTATATGACAAACGTACTAATCCCCAAAGACGAAAAGGAAACCGTAGATGCTATTAAAAAGGCTATCGAGGCGGCAAAGAAAGCCGCTACCGTTTCCAAGTGGGGAGGCAAAGAGCCTAAGAAGCTGGATATGCCACTGCGTGACGGCGACACCGACAAAGAGGACGATGAGGTTTACGCAGGCTGCTATTTCCTCAATGCCAAGAGCACCACGCGCCCCGGTATCTGCGACAAGCACAAAACGCCTATCGTAGATGAGGATGAGATATACAGCGGCGTATATGCCTACGTATCGGTAACTTTCTTTGGCTACGACGTAAGCGGAAACCGTGGCGTAGCCTGCGGCCTTAACAACATTATGAAGTTCAAGGACGGCGAGAGACTGGGCGGCAGGGCATCCGCTGAAAGCGACTTTGGCGATATTGACTGCGAGGACGACGACGATTTGTAAACAAGTACCAACCATTTGCCCGGCGCGGGTACGCGCCTGCGCTGGGCTTTCTAAAAATTCCAATTATGTACAATCTGATTTCAACGATAGCAGAACGCTGCCACGCCTCAGCGACGAAGCGAGGAAAGGACACCAGTAGTTTAGGCTGCATCCACGCGTTAGGTGTAGAGCAGCGCGAATACTGGGAAGCGTGCGACAAAGGCACAGAAGTGGGCGATATTCGCGTTTTGGATGCTGAGGCTAACAAGTTATCGGACGCGGATTTTGTCGCGCTGTACGAGGCTAAGATACACAATACTGCCAGCGATGAACTGGCCGACGTGCTGATAACAGCGGCTACGTGGCTGCATACCGCGGAACTGGAGAGCGGTAAGGATTTCAACGCAGACCGCAGTTTAGACGTTATGCTGCTTTCGGGTGCAGTGCAGTTTGTTTGCGGACGCATTACCGGCCCTGCTGACGTGGAACGCCTGCAAATCGTGACTAACCTAAAGATGCGTTACAACGAACTGAGGGAGGATTAACGATGCAAGAGATAGGGATAGATATTGAAACCTACAGCAGCCACGACCTGCCAAGCTGCGGCGTATATCGCTACGTGGAAGCCCCGGACTTTACTATACTGCTGTTTGCGTATAGTGTGGATGGTGGCCCGGTAGTGTGCTGCGACTTTGCCAGCGGTGAGCAGCTGCCAACGGAGATATACGAAGCCCTGCGAGACCCTGCCGTTATCAAGACCGCGTTTAACGCCGCATTTGAGCGCGTTTGCATATCCAAGTATTACGGGTGGCCGCTGATGGATGCGAGCCAGTGGAAATGCACGATGGTACGAGCCGCCCGTATGGGTTTACCGCTATCGCTGGGGCAGTGTGGTGAGGTGCTGAGGCTATCGGACGGTAAGATGAAAGAGGGCGCGGCACTGATACGATATTTCAGCGTACCGAACCGAGGCAAACGACACCTGCCAGCAGATGCACCCGACAAGTGGGAAACATTCAAGGCGTACAATATCCGGGACGTGGAGGTAGAGCAGCAGATATTAGCCAAGGTGCGCAGGCTGGAACCAGCCGCGTTTGACGAAGTGCTGTACACCATAGACCAGCGGATTAACGACCGTGGCGTTATGTTAGACCGCCAGCTGGCCGAGAACGCCGCCCGTTTCGACGATGAGTATAAAGCGCAGCTGTTTGCCGAGGCGCAGCAGCTAACCGGGATGGAAAACCCCAACAGCCCGGCGCAGATAAAAGAGTACCTGCATAAAACTACTGGTTTCAGTATCGCCAGCCTCAACAAAAAGGATTTGGACGATATGGACAAGAAGTTTAGATACTGGCCGAAAGCGCAGCGCGTTTTAGCCATACGCCGCGAAATGGGCAAGACCTCAAACAAGAAATACGCGGCTATGCTGCAATGCGTCTGCGATGATGGCCGAATACACGGGCTTTTGCAGTTCTGTGGCGCGGCGCGTACCGGGCGATGGGCTGGCAGGCTGGTGCAGGTGCAGAACCTGCCGCAAAACCACCTAAGCGATTTGGACTACGCGCGGCAGTTAGTCAAGGCGGGCGATTTGGAGGATTTCGAGCTGAACTACGAAAACCCTACGCACGTACTTTCGGAACTGATACGTACCGCATTTATCGCAAAGCCCGGCTGCGTTTTCCACGTCTGCGATTTCTCAGCTATCGAAGCGCGCGTTATCGCGTGGCTGGCCGGTGAAAACTGGGTGCTGGATGTATTCCGGCAAGGTGGCGATATTTACTGCGCTACAGCCGGGCAAATGTTCCACTGCAAGGTAGAGAAGCACGGCGAAAACGCAGAACTGCGTGCCAAGGGCAAAATAGCGGTGCTGGCACTGGGTTACGGCGGCGGCGTAGGTGCGCTGGAGAATATGGGAGGCAGCCGTATGGGGCTGACCGAGTACGAGGAAAAGGAAATTATACGGAAGTGGCGCGACGCTAACCCGAAGATAGTACGCTTTTGGACTATCATAGAACAAGCAGCGGTTAAGGCTATCAAGACGGGCGAAAGCGTGACGATTAACAGAGGCATAGAAGTTTCCTACAGATGGGGTATGCTGCTTATTACCCTGCCGTCCGGCAGAACCATTTGTTACCCGCGCGCCACTATCGGCATAGAGTACGGGGACGGATGGAGAGGCGACCACGAAATAATCGAGTACGAGGGGCTGAACCAAACGACCAAGAAATGGGAAAAGATACGCACGTATGGCGGTAAGCTGACCGAGAACGTAGTGCAGGCGATAGCCCGCGACGTGCTGGGTAACGTGATTATCAGAGCTGAGGAAAGCGGGTTAAATATCGTTTTCCATATCCACGATGAGATAGTGGTAGAAGCGGAAGCAGGGCAAACGCTGGCAGACGTGGAAGCCATATTTAGCAAACAGATTAGCTGGTGCCGAGACCTGCCGCTGAAAGGCGCGGGCTACACTACACCATACTACCTAAAAGATTAGTTATATGAACAAGAAATTTTTGAAATTCAAGTACGCGGCCATACGCCGCTATGGTGAAAAGCAGTGGACTGCTAACGCCGATGTAATAGAGTTTAACCCTAACTACACAGTGGGGGTTAGTGGATGCGAAAAGGGCGATTTTGCCGTAGGGCTGGATTACCCCTATATCGTAGAGTTATCCAACGGTACAAAGTTCCTTTGCTTTATGCACAACTACGGCAAAGATTTGACCGATGAGATTTTGAGCGACAAGGGCGAGGTAGCCAACAGCTACGCAGATGCTGAGTGCTACGACAAGGTTAAGAAGAATATCAGTAAACTAAACAGCAGCAGATATGGAAGCTATTAACGATGCTATGCAGGTGCGTATGACCCTGCTAAAAGAAACCGGGTACAACGTAGAGACCGCACAGAAATGCTGGGATTTCGTGCGCGGTAGTGATGAGGCAAAGAAGCAGGAACCCGCCAGCGACAGACTGGCAGATGGCGTTTACATTATTGACTGCAAGGGCAACGCAGTACGCTATGACGGAGAAGATACCGAAACCGTAAACGATACGGCCTATATCGGTATCGTCCAAGGTAGCCACAGCGTAGCCATATCCCTGCACGACGTAAGCGAGGACGAAATAACGCTGACCAGCAAAAAGGACGATGGCAAAGGCCACTATATCTACAGCTATATGGACGCTGTGCAGGACTGGCAAGGTAAGAAGAACACCGAGCACCTGCAAGCCGTGGGGCTTAATCCTGCTATCCAGCTGAAAGATGGCGAGTATATCCCGACACTGGCCGAGCTGTATTTAATCTGCCTCAACCGCAAGGCCATTAACGCAGCTATGCGTTTCGTAGGTGGCCAAGAGTTGGCAGGCTGGTACTGGAGTTCTACCGAGTACAGCGCGGCCACCGCGTGGAATTTGGGCCTCAACGACGGCAACGCGGGCACCAGCACTAAGGCGACGAACACGGNGGCTGGTACTGGAGTTCTACCGAGTTCAGCGCGACCTACGCGTGGAATTTGTACCTCCGCAACGGCCACGCGTACAACGGNCAGCGCGGCCACCGCGTGGAATTTGTACCTCAACTGCGGCGGCGCGAACAACTACTACACTAAGGCGACGCTCGCGGGCAGAGTTCGCCCCGTTTCAGC